GTGCCATGTCATTTTCCTCATGCTTGTAAGTATGTCGATCTGCATGAAGTCAGCCGGGACTGTTCGACATACCGGGGTTCCCGGAATAATATGTTTATAGCATAAAAAGAACAAAAAGCAAACATTTTGACCAAATAAAAAAGGGAGCCGAAGCTCCCTTTTGTCTTACATTACGCTGCGCCTGTCGAACCGTAAATTCCACGAGGATCAGACCAGCCGAAGCTGTAACGCTCACGTGCCTTGTAACGGACGTTACCAGTATCAAAGTCACCTTCAAAGGCGGTTTTGAGTGGCGAACGCTGGAACATCTTCATGCCGTTAGGTGCATCAGTCATCAAGAACCAAGCATCTGGATCTGTCAGGAAGTGATTAACCGAATAACCCTGTGGAACCATGCCCATCGAACGCAGTGCGTTGATGTCATTGTCCGCAGTTGCAGTACGTAGAGTAGATTTCATCAAACGCTCTGCCGTAAACTGCAGTTGTGAAGGAATAATCATTTTCACAACGGATACAGCTACCTTCAGGCCACGTTCGTCTGTGAAACCAGCGACATCAATAATACCTTGCTCAAGCGAGGTTTCATTCAAGTCGGCAGCTACAGCCGGAGTATTGCTGAAGTTAGGACCAAGTGCGGTTGGGTGTGCGCTGTTGCACAGAGACACGCCGTCACCACCGTTGTAGGAACCACCAGTATTAAACGCATTGTTCAATACTGAAGCTGCTTTAACTTGCTTGGTGTACTGAATCGAACGAGCCAATGCTTTAGTGTAGCGCTTGGAGAGGCTGTCGTAGAGGTTATCTTCGATAGCTTCTTCGGTCAGAGCAAACGCCAAAGCGATGGTTTCATGAGTGTAACGAGCGGTGAACGATTCCAAAGCGGTATCGTACTGAACGCCAGCACCTTCATTTTTGGTTGGGGCTTCATTGAAGCCTGTCAACATCACTTCTTCTTCGAACGCACGATCAGAAGTCTCAACTGAGAAGATCTGTGTGTGTTCGTTTTCGTAGCGACGATATTCCATGCCGAACAAAGCGTTCAGGCCGGGCTCTAGTTCTTTAACTAGTTGTGAACGAGAAATAGCCATGATTACGCTCCGTCAGCAGCAACACCAACACTACCATACTGGTGTTGATTGAGTTTAACAATAAGTACTGCATACTGGCCCATTTCGTTACTAGGCGTATTTGACAGACCAACAATTTTCATTGTCAATGCTGCTGTTTTCGCAATAGTAGAAGAAAGAGTACCGTTAGAAACACCCGTTACGGTGCTACCAGTGGTGGATGCAGTAGGATCAGCATTTTTACCAATGTCAGCTTGTGTCGGAGTACCCGCGGCTTGGATCATGAATAACTGATTTGGGTCATCCAATACATCAGCAGTGATAATGCCGCTAGTGATGTTAACGCTGCCGGGGTAATAGTTTTTCCAAGTAGGCTTGCCTGACGTTGGATCGACATAGTTACAACCGTTGAAAACACCAGTAGGTGCAGCGTGAGTGGATGCATCATACTTGATGATGTAGCCGTCATATACAACAACCAAGTCGCCTTGGAAGATTGCGCCAGATTGGTTGTCCGCAATTTGATAGCCATACTGCTTCTGAGCACCAGTAGCAGAAAGGTTACCAACAGGGCGCAAACCAAAAGGCTTATTTACGTTTGCCATTTGTAGCTCCTAAAATAAAATAAATACCGAATTAACGGTTTCCAAAAGTAGTGCGAGAATTCCTTTCGGGATTCTGTATTCGCATTGTCGAATGTGCGTTCTCACGCATCAGTTCGTTGTCTACCGATTTAATCTGATCCTGTGCCTTCCGTCCATAATGCTCGTTACGTTCTGCAACTGTTTCTTCAGGAATTCGAGCAAGCAATAAACCGCCTACAGAAATCACGCCAGCATGTTTACCATCTTCAATGGTAGGCATAGTGTCACGATATTCTTCTGATAGTTCTTCATTGCGAACGAGTTCATAACCTTCGCGAAGACGACCATAGACGTGTTGCTTGTCATCAAATCCGTTGATTTCAGCGCGAATCCAACGGTGCTTGTAACCGGGAGGGGCAGGTGGCGCATCCAAACGTGAAGGAGGAGCCCAAGGTTTGCGACGTGCTTCCTTCTCACGTGTAGTGCGAGGAGCGCGGTCGATAGTAAGTTTCTGGTCTGCCATGATTTAATCCTTCACATATTTGGCATATTCCTCAAGAGGAACGCCGAGTTTTTTTGCGATAGCAACTTGACTTGGTGATAATCTCACCGTCCGACGTGCACTGTTATTTATCCCAGAACTACGGGTAGCAGGGGCAACGGATGGCACGGTATTCCGTTGTCTGTTAGTTTGAACAGAAGGTTGAAGTTTCTGTGGAAACTCCGAACGTAACCTGTTATCTAATTCAGTATAGTACTCGTCTGTATCTGCGTCAATTCCTTCTTCTTCAGTCAAAGACTGATGAATTCCCCACGCAGCATACGTCAGAACACGATCTTTGCCAAACCACTCATTCCTAGCAGCCCACTCTTCCGCTTTTTGGCTAGGCGGTGCAGCCTGTGGGGCTTGCCTAGGTTGCTGTTGTGGCTGTTGGTATTGTTGCTGCTGTGGCTGCTGTGGCTGTTGTTGCTGTTCTTGCTGATACTGCTGTTGAGCCATCCACTCAGAAATACGTCGTTGCTCATAAGACAAGTCCGACAGTTTTTCCTGTGCTTCTGTCTCAGTATCGATATCCCCTTCTTCCCGTGCTCTTTTGATGATGGCACGAAGGGTAGCCTGCTGAGTATCCATCCTAGTCTTAGTCTCTGACAGTCTACTGTTATCTGTCTGAACTAACCTAGTTTGAAGATCATTAGCTTGTGCTTGAACGCCCCTAGCATATTCAAGTGCTGCCTGTTCACGACGTTCTGCTTCTCGCATTTTTGCGGTGAGCTTAGAAATACGTTTTTGAACAGCGTCACTAACCGTATCAAGTTCTGATTTGTGAGAGCTTTCTTGCTCTGGTTCTTCTATTACAGAAGAAGATTGTTGTTCTGCCTCTACAACAGAGCCTTGGTTTTCTTCTTCCTCTTCCATTACGGATACCGAAGTTGCTACTTCGTCATCCCCTAAATTAAACTCAAGTTGTGAATCAGGTATCACATTAGCCATAGCTTACCTCACATATGCAGAATGTCTTCTGGGTTGTTTATATTAGCTAGAATTTCGTCATCATTAAGAATACGAATTTCGCCACCGTCTAAGCCTATACGCGCACCCGCGTAACGACCAAAAATTACCCAATCGCCCTTCTTACACCACGCGCCATTAGGGAATTTAACCTCATCGCAATACGCTAGGTTACCCACAGCTAGTACATAGCCACAAACAGTGGTCAGTTGCTGACGTTCACGTGTCTGATCCGCCAAAACAATGCCGCCTTTTGACTTTTCTGCACCACGATAAGGGAGAACAACGATCCGCCAACCCGTAGGCTGTGGAATACGACCAACAACAGACTCGTCAATGTTTTCTACGACAAGACTGCCATCATGGGAATAGGCATCATCTAAGGTAGGACCTGTTTCTTCCTTTTCCTTCGCCCACTTCTCTTCTAATGCATTTGCTGTCATAAGGGTCCTTTAATCTATGGAGGTATTTTTAAGAAGAAGAGCAATCTTCTCTTCAATAAACTTGTACCCCTCTAGACGACCCTGTAGGAACTTATATTGTTCCATGTCACGAACACCACCGCCGAAGATGATGTCGTCCGTTTGCCTTTTAAGCGAACGAAGTTCGTGTAACACTTTTTCTGTGGACTCAAGCATGGAATTACTCCAAGAACGCAGATAGTACAGGCCCTATCCGAAGGCTACATGCATATTATGCATGTTTATTTGTACAAAGACACTAAAATTATGTAATTTTTACTTTTTTAAATGCATCTTTCCTGTAAACAAAGGTAGGACGAGGCTCACCCGTTGTTTCACGTGGAACAACCTTTGGCCTAGGCGGTAACTTTCTTGAAAGTTTTACCAAATTTGGTTTTCTATTAGACATTACCACTCCCTTTAACTAAAGTTACAGCGTTTCTTTCCTTGGCAGTCTGCGCAGCTTGTTGCAAACGTGCCTGATCAACCATCATATCGTTGTTTTCCTTCTGCTGATCAAGGGTCATACGCGCCTGATCCATAGCAATCTTGGCCTGATCCCGCTGTGCTGACTGCGCAAGCTCTTGTTTCTTCAGTTCTATCAATGGATCAGTAGGTGGTTCGTTAGCACCGGACAGCTGATCTTGCAAAGCTTTCGCTTCTTTGTAGAATTCTGCGCACTTCAAAGCAATCATGGCCTCACGTTGCAATGCTGACACCAATTTGTCTGGGTCCATGCCATATTCCCTAAACAACTGGGCTTCCACAAACTCTTCCGCCTTGGTTTTGACGTGCTCTAACAGGTGTTTTTGCAGATTTGTCACAACATTTGGCATTGCAGCCACCGCAGGAGATAGCCCAAACAGCAAATGCGACAAAATATGCGCATCGTGCTGCTGACCAGCAAATACCTTCAATGGAGAACCATCCAATGCTTGCGAGTTCTCACTCATTGGATCTTTTGGCTTGTCAATTTGTTGACTATTTAGAAGTCCATCGATATCCCTTACCCCAATTGCTTCATACATGCGGCGATACGCCTCGTACATGTTGTGCATTTGTGGAGCGCTTTGCGCTAACTGCAACTGCGTCTGTGCCATGGTAATGCGCTGGGCTACAGAGAAGATATTAGGGTCAGATACAGGCAGAATATCAATGCGATCATCAAAATCAGAACGCTTGATCTTGCGGCTCTCGCCCGGCACATCATACGGGTACTCATCTGGCAGATACTCAGCAAAGCCTTTTGCCAATAATTGGAATTCCAACTTCTGGCTGTAATGCAAGCGCTTATGCACCGCCGACATTACCATCGAACCCTTTTCCAGCAACGCAATCGTTGTACCTAC